CTTTTAAGGTAACAATTGATTACCACAGATAGCAGAACCCTTGATATATAAGGGTTCTGCTTTTTTGTTTTACCCTTAATTGCCGTTTCTTTCAAAAAATTGAGACCACTTTGAGACCACGGTCAGAGATTATCGAGTGCTTTGAGTGTTTTTTTAACCTGTTTAGCTTCGGCTTTTTTGAACATGTGCTCATAGATACGGAGAGTCATCGAAACATCTTTATGGCCAAGACGGCGAGAAATATAATAGATGTCCACATTTTGACTAGCTAGGTAAGCAACATGGTCATGTCTCAAACCGTGGAAAGTGATTTGTTTATGGGCCGGTACCTGGATTTGGGTTTGATAGCTCTTAAGCATCTTGTTTGTGGCCGCATCTGTCGGGACTAAATGTCGGGTACTTCTAAAAACAAGATTGAGAGGATCCCGATAGCCCTGTGCCATAAAAGCCTCTGTCTGCTCTTTTTTGAGCTTTTTCAACAGTTGGGTAAGATCGTCCGGCATATCAATAACTCGAACAGAGGAGGGCGTTTTTGTGGGCATGAGGCCTTGTCCGAAATGATAGTCCCAAGTTTTATCAATATTGAGTTGCTGGTTTTTGAAATCGACGTCAGCCCATGTCAAGCCGACCACTTCGGAGTATCGCATTCCAGTGCCTAGTCCGACGGCAATTGCATATGAAGTATTCGCTTGGAAATTTGCTGTTTTATAGACTAGGTCTTTGAGCTTTTTCAAAAAGGGGAGTTCAAGAAATTTAAGGCCAGGATCTTTTGCAGCTTTGCCAACAAACTCAACCCCCTGAGTAAAGTCCCGGTTAAGTATTTGGTTGTTGATGGCAGCCTTGACCATGCCACGTACATAGGCGTTAATTTTTCTGACAGTATCCTTAGCATGTGTTTTGCCGTAACTGTTGATGAAATCTTGCCATCGATCAAGGGTGATGTCTTTGAGTTTAGCGACACCAAAGAAGTCTTTTAACGCCGTTTTAAAATAATCGTACCGATTTTCGGTAACCTTGGCGTGTTTGCCTCGCTTATAGCGAGTGAGCCACTCTTCAAAGTAGTTAACAAAGCCGACTTCGCGATCAAGCATGTTAGCGCCTTGTTCTAATTCGGAGGCTAAGATCTGGGCATCACGTTTAGCTGCTGCTTGACGAGCATAGCCACGCTTGCTTTTGGCATGGCGTATACCTTGGTTGTCATAATAGTAAACACGGTAGCGCCATTTGCCAGTATTTTCTTGGGTTATGCTGATTGTTGCCATGTCACTTGCCCCCATCTTTGATATAATGAGGCACGCAAAGAGCGTACTTCATGAACTATGCTCCTAGCACTTGTATGTTGCGTCTACCCATGCTTCCAAGCGGTGGGGTAGGCGCTTTTATTTGTTTCTGCAGAATTCAATGAGTTTCTTGATGCGCAAGTCTGATTCTGGTGGAAAGCCAATTACGTCGTTCATTACCATATGTTGGATCTCTATGAATTCACTATTTCTCAGCCTATTGAGATTCCCAATGTCTCGAAGCGCGCTCAGGAGTCCCTCATACTCATTGGTAAATATGGCGAGGACAAGCAGTAGAGAAAAGATATCTGATTGTCCGTAACCATTAGCGTAGTCTCTGCTTGACAAAATGGCAGTGTCATTTACTGCTCCAATCACGGAAGGTGAGAGTTTGGAATCACTTGTTGGATACGATAAACGCGTCTTTAGAATGCTCGTTCCATGTGCGATTGTGTTCCGGAAATCCTGTGCAACGTCCAATCCGTCACGGAGAAGTTTTAGTGCTTCCTCATCAGTGATGTTACGTCTTGGATAAAGATCTTCAAGTACTGCCCGTTTGATTTCCGGAGGACAGATGGTATACCATCGCGCAGCCAAACCGAAACTAATGTCATTCACTAGAATCCAAGGCGGCACGTGATTGTGTTTTTCTCTATACATCTCTAATGATGCTGAAACACGGAACCTTGATGGCTCGGTTTCGTCTTGCCCGTCATGCTTTGTTTTATGAAGTCCGGTAGCAAACTCGCGAAGCTTACGTAAGGTAGGAGTTGGTGACATGTTGAGTCTCGGATAATTCTTGGGACTTAAGTATCCACGCTCCCCTGGATGCCCTTTATGAAAGACCCCAAAAGTCTCGGCAACATGGTAGCTCAGCGAAGTTTCAAAAGTATTTTCAAAATGGATGACGAGCGGCAAAAGAATACCGGAAAGAATCTCATCGATCTGCTTAATGGTAGAGAACAGATTAAAGGGACGTTCAGGACAGAACTTTTCATCATCGGTGTGTTCCAGCTTATCCTGGTAGGCATTGACGAGGTTATAGTAGCCGTATTGCATAAGCATAGATTTAACATATGCTTCCTGCCCATTTGGAACAATGATATTATGATCAGACAATTTAGCAATCTGCTCGCCATATGTTTTGAATGGTTTATCTGCTTTCAATTATCTTACCCCACTGAAAAAGGCGTAACCCGAAGGTCACGCCTTTTTTTGAGTACCTTTCGTCAAAGGACAAATTGCCGAAAGACAAGGTACTATCGCGTAACCAAAGTATACATTGAGCTGAAATCTCTGTCAACGAATAGTTCAAGACGTGAAGACCCTAACCTGATCACCAACGTGAATAGTTTTATCTTCAAGAGTGGTTTGGGCGAGTGGTTTGATTTCGTCTTCCTGAATATCAAGATCGCGAGGTGTTTTGGAGGTCGTTGAGGTCCCATAAATTTGTGTCAATGATTTGCTCATCTGTGAAAAAAGGTTGGCATATGGACCTGAAGCGTGTTCAACGTGTATTTTCTGTGCGACAGCAAACGAGGGTTCAGTATGTGTAACTTCGAGGGAGTCTTTTTGGAAAGTGAAGTACCCCAAACTACGGCCGTTATCGTCAGTAATCTTATCGCCAACTACGATGATCTCAACCTTATCGCCAACCTCAACATGAGCGTCCCGTCCGATATCGATGATAACTTCAGATTTGCTGATTATTCTGACTACCTTACCGTTAACTTCCATTGTCATGCTATCACCTCCTTATCAACTTGAGAGTGTCGGTCAAGCTGCGTCTGGCCATTTACTTCTAAGCGCTTTTTAATTGTTGAGATTTTTTCTATCGTTGGTTTCTCGCAACGCTTGAATATCTTTAAGGTCCTGTTTGTTTAACTCTAGTTTCATCTGTGATTCTTTTGCGGGTTCAAATATTGGCCACTCACCAACTAATTCAATCGACCCAATCTCAATTTGATCGGGAATAACGAGTTCGTTTTCTAGCATTTCCCGCAATGTTGTGACGGTAGATTTGATTCGTTGAAGATTCTCCTCAATATCCTTGCCAAGGTCCTCCATCTCCGGTGCGATTTTTTTAATAAAGCGATTCTTGATTTCTTTGAACCTACGCATGTATCGACGCACCAACAGAGTTTGATCATCAAATGTTTCGGAATAGTACGGCGCGCGCACGAAGAGTCGTACTTGGAAATATTCAACAGGTAATGGGTCTGTGCTGAAGGGATCGAACGGAACTAACTCACCGTCGTAGGCATCAAACTTTAAGACAACAATTTTGATTGACATCAGCTAATCCTCCTTTGCTAGTTGCTCTAATATTTTGTTGATTCGTTCCTCTCTGATTTGATAAAGCCAGCACTGATCACGACAGAAAGCTGTGCGGTCATGCTTACTAGTTGCCATTACTTTTTGAACTAGCCCATCGGTTTTTTGGCTTGCTTCACGTAAGACTTGAACTTGAGAGGTGCGTTCATTTCTGGGCAGTGTTTGGTTGTCCTCTAACAGCTTGATCACAATTTTAGCCTTGTATGTTCGGATAGGGCGGCTGTCTTCAAGTTGATGTTGGATTAAGAGATTGTTCATAGTCGAGGGTCCTTTCTCTCAAATACATTATGACTGGATAAAGCATTGATATTAAAAGACTCCTTATTTTCCAAATTAACCTAAGGTGAGTCTCAATATATGTGCTTTTGATTTGCTAACAGAGGCTGAGTAATCATTTCTGCTTTTACCCCGATCCAACTAATGGATCGGGGCTTTTTTATTTTTGTCGTTTTGAGACTTGTAGAACATGTTTCTTTAGTTGTTCGTACTCCGACGTGGTAATTGCGCCAGAGTCGAGTAATTGTTTGATTTTGACTAAATCATTGATCTCTGAAGAAACAGTGTTGTTGCCATCGGCTAAATATGCAGTGATAGAGCTAGTAAGTGCACCGATAAGTCCAATGCCATTAAACATAAGCAAAATAGCTGCAATTCTTCCCATAAGTGTGTGGGGGGAGATGTCGCCGTAACCAACAGTTGTAGCAGTCACAATGGCCCACCAAATGGAATCACTGTATGTTGCGCCTTCAGCCAAGGAATAGATTGCTGATGCAATGATTATCAATATCACTGACAGCCACAAGTAATAAATAAGGCCTCCTCTATGAAGAAATTTCTTCGCTCGTTCCTGTAATATGCCAGTGATTCCTGCAAGCCTTGTTAGACGAAATGCTCGACTTAGTCTGACTACTCTTAATGCGCGCGCAAACCTAAAAAACGAAAAAATAGTATTAAAAGGAATGATGGCCAAAAGATCGAGTAAGTGGGTTTTGAAGAATTTGAATTTGTTTTCGGCTGTTAGTAGTCTTGTGAAATAGTCAATGGCAAAAATTATTAGAATTGTGTTATCAATGACGACGTATGGAAAGGTAGAGAGATTAATTACCGAAGAGTAATCAAGAATGACTAAGATGATTGAAATGATAGCGAGTAGCGCAATAACGACATTGTAGTAACGAAAGAACCTCGAGTCTGATTTCAATACGCAATCCCCATTACGCCAAAATTTTTAAAGCAGTATTTTTCACTAAGTTGAAGTAGCGTTCGGGGATCCTATAAGTTTCCATGAAGTTTACAGGATTAAAATCCTCGATATCCATCCAATCATCGAGAAATAAATTCATTAATATTTGAACAGCTTTTTGATTGGCTGCTGCCTCTTCAGGATTAGTATCACAGCGAGAATAGGCTGCATAATCGGTTCCGCCATTTAGAACATGGGCTGTCTCATGAGCAATCTGTAATGGAATCTCTCTTGGTTGGTACCAATTCATATTGATAATAATCAGTCTTCTGGAAGGAATTGCAATGGGAATCCAGTCTTCAGGAATTTTTGATTTTGCCATAACGCTAATATTGTGGTCATAGGCATAATTGAATAAGGTTGTGGTTACTTCATCAAACATATCACTTGCCCCCATCCAGAATGCGACGAATCATTTCTAGTTCCTCAGGTGGGATGGGTTTTCCTTGCCACGACATGATTGTGTCTTCATCTTTCATGGCTGCCTTGAGGTCAAATTGCTGCGGCTCGTCATTTTTTTCTTCTTCGGTCAGATCTTCATAAGTCACGCCTAAAACCTTGGCTACTGCCAAAATTGATGGCTTTGATGGGACATAGCCGGGACGATTCCATTTATATATGGCATTAATACTTAAGCCAGCTTTTTGAGCAGCATCCTGTAAACTCATACCTCGTAATTTTGCAAACTTTTTTGTCTTCTCAAACAGCGTCATATTAGTATTCTCCTCCACTGCTGAGGACGCGCCGAAAATATTCAAGATTAAAATAGTTGACTTAAATAATCCTGAGTATTATAGTTTAGTCATCAGCTAAGGTTGTTAGCTGGTAAAGGAAGTATCAAGATAGCCGGATTCGTCGCCATACGCAGTCCGCGACTTTCAAGATGCTCTCTTTACCTATACCTTGATTTTATCCCTGGGATTAATAAAGGTCAACTGCTTTATAAGCTGAAAGACAAACTAAACGAACAGGAGGTGATCACTGGTATGTCAACGATGTTGAAGCGTTTCAAAAAGCAACTTATTGACTTGGATCTAACACAAGCCGAGGTTGCAAGAAAATTTGGTTGGTCAAGTCAATATGTACGGGATTTGATGGGCGGAATGGCGTTTGGCCCTGCAGCGGAACGCAATCGCGCCGCTGTTATCGCTTTTCTTGCAAAGGTAAAGGAGGAATCCAAATGAATGGGTTAGTGATCATGCATGAGCAACAGGCAGTTACTACGAGCCTGAAGGTTGCTGAAGTTTTCGGTAAGGAGCACAAAGTTGTGCTTCGTGCAATCGAGGACAAAATTCAATCGGCACAAAATTATGCCGATTACAAAAAGATGTTCGAGGCAAGCACCTATACCGACTCGCGAGGCCGAGAACAAAAGGTCTATTTCATGAATCGTGATGGATTTACGTTCATTGCGTTTGGTTTCACCGGGAAGGCTGCAGATCAATTCAAGCTGAAATACATCTCAGCATTTAACGCAATGGAAAAAACGATCAAGTCACTGCCGATTAAAAAGCTGGATCCTGTCAAACAAGCAGAGATTGCGATGACCAATGCCAAGACGCGACAAGCGAACGCTTTGTACCGAATTGCTATGAAAGCCGGATCGATTAGCTCGCAGCAGGCGCTGTTGGCAAAGGCGGCTGAAGCAATCACTGGTGAGATGGTGTTGCCGACAATGCGAACAGAGGAGTTCAGCGCTACCCAAGTGGCTGAAAAGTTAGACATCACTTCAAATAAGGTAGGACGTATTGCCAATCGAATCGGGATCAAAGCAGAGCAACCTGGCCAGAATGAATTCGGACGTTGGTCGGCCAGCAAGTCACAGCACAGTGACAAAGAAGTACCGCAATGGCTTTACACAAAAAAGGGATTGGCTGCCATTCGATCAGCAATAAAGGAGTGAAGTACGTTTGGAGTCACAAAAGGTGATTAGAAAAGAATTGCCGGTGGTTGCATGCCAGACGATTGATTTGTTAGAAGCAGCAGTTTCTAGAGAATTGCAAAAGAAAAACCCACATGCAACTCTGCGGGTTGGACTGCTTGGAATAGTTGCTTTAGGGCTTATAGCAATCAGTCGAGTAGACGAGTTTTCGTCATTTGAGGCTCAAAAGTTGGAGAGGTGAACCAACACGGATGCTTTTAAAATACAACCAGAAATTACGGTCACTTTACCGACAGGTTGGGAGCTAATTGAAACCAGTCGACGTAAAGATCTTGAACAGCGTGCCGACATGTCAGAGTGGTGGTCAACAAAGGATGTTGTCAAGCGATATAAGCATGACATGCGTTGGCTAAAGAAAAACATTTTGGAAAAGCCAGAATTTATGGAAATTCTCAGATATCGAATGGTCATGTATGCGGGAGATGGTGGCAAAGATTGGACTTTTGAACCAGTCAAGTTTTCTGAGTTTATGCGTAACTACTTTCCTGAAATTGCGAAAGGAATTGGTGAATAATGATTGGCTATTTACTAATTGCAGGTGGCTTCGGCGTGATTGTTGGTCACTGCTTAGGCCACAGCGGAAATTGGAGGCAGTGGATTGAATGAAGCAGCTATAGCTAAGCTAGGTCCACTTATCTCCTACTTGTCTATCCAGGTTGAGAACGCACGTCTCGTTGGTCATAATTACCGTCAAGGAACGGATCAGACACGAGCTTATGCCATGGGACGAGAAGACGGCTTGCAAACCGCCATCAGCTTAATCAACGAAATAATTGGCAAAACAAAAACCGCTAAGCGCTAGAACACTTAACGGCCAAAAATGAGGTTTCACATTGAGTGACCTCATTATATCACAGAAAGAAATGAGGTAAAACAATGGCCAGAGAAATTGGCAAGCAACTTGATCGCCTTGAATCACTTGCATACAAAGTAAGAACTGATCAGTACCTTTTGGATTATTTGAGAGAATGGGCAGAAACCAAGTGCGATCTATTCAGGGATGATGATCCTCACATGACCGATGGTGAGAAGATCCAAAACCGGTTGTTCCTAAAAGACAACTTTAAAAAATACATGGATATCTTGGGTCAAACATCACTCGATATGATCAAATTCGAAGCAGACTTAATGGATGTTCGCCAAAACATTGCCGATCAATACTTCAACAAAGGCGGTGTCGATCATGAATGAAAGCCCTAGTTACTATGCCATCATTCCAGCAGGTGTGCGCTATGACAAACAGCTACCACAAGGAGCCAAGATCTTGTATGGCGAGATCACGGCACTCAGCAGTAAGAGCGGCTATTGTTGGGCGAGCGATCAATACTTTATGACTTTGTACGAGGTAGGTCAAACCACTATACAAAGATGGCTACATGCTTTAGAAGACAGCGGATATATTGAACGTCATGTCAAATACAAAGACGGTACCAAAGAAATTGAAAAAAGGTATATCAAAATTTGTACAGACCCTATGCCCAAAAATGGTAATACCTATAGCCAAAAACGGGTATACCCTATGCCCAAAAACGGGCAAGAGAATAATACAAGTATTAATAAAAACATACGTGCATCCAGCACGTTAGAGAGTGACTTTGAAAAGCTCTGGAAACTGTATCCAAAGAAGATTGGCAAGAAGCCGGCACTAGCTGCGTACAAACGAGCAATGAGTAGAAAGAAGAACCCTGCTACCAACAGACAAATTCAGGATGGCATTGTGGCTTATCGACAGCTAATCAAGAGCAAAGGCACAGAGAAGCGGTTTGTCAAAGACGGCAGTACTTTCTTCAACCAAGAGGCATGGAACGATTACCTTGAGGTCGTAAAGGAAGAACAAAATGAGCAGGAAGCTCGAAAGCCTAAGTTCGATCCCAAGAAAACTGCTATTGCAATGTATATCGACTACAACAGCCCTGACCGAGTGCTTGAAGAAATCCAAGCGCAGGGTATTCCAATCAATCCAGAAGATGCTAAACGTTACATTGCTGAATACGATGAAGGGAGGCAACAAGCTTGACAAAGAAGCTTTATGACCCTAGTAATCCTGAACCGCATGTCATGTATGGCTTATATACGAAGCCGGAACTCATCAAGTCTGAATGGATTGATCCTAAATGGTTTAACAGCCAGCAATACGCTGCAGTAGTTGCCTACATGAACAAGTTGCCAGGTGACGTTGACACGCTGGAATTGCAGGATGGTTTTGCTACAGCTCATCCTGGCGTGATGTCAGTAGCAGATTGGCAATATATTATGACCAGCGATTTTGGCACCTCACGCTTTGACTGGTGGGTAGGCAAGCTAAAACGGGACTATTTCCGTAGTCAGCTCATTGAAGCAGCACAAGCGTACTCGGAAGAACCAAGCGAGGACAATCTTACCGCGATGATGGTTGCCTCACAGAATGCTACTGCTGCCAGTCAGACGGTAACTGAAAGTAGCATTGCAGATTTGGCAGCGGCCATGGAGGACAAAATGATACACGGTGCTACTGACAATGGTATTAAAACGTACTTCACTCTTAACAATATTCTTGGTGGTGGTTTAATGCCGGGACGTTTGTTGACGATTGGTGCGCGCCCTGGTGTCGGTAAATCAGCATTCGCGGTTAATCTCATCGTTGAGGCTTTGAAACAGCAACCAGAGTTAACCATAGACTTATTTTCACTTGAAATGTCAAATGCAGAAAACTACAACCGTTTGTTGGCATGCAAGACTGGCATCAGTGCTGGTAAATTCATCAACCCGCAGAAAAGTCTAAGCGATGCTGAGAAGGTTGAGGTTGAAAAGGCGGGAAACGTCCTTAAAGACTATCGCTTGCAGCTTTACGACAAGCAGGTGGAATTACCGCAGATCGTCAAAACAATGCGGCAGCGAGCCGCTGATGCAGATAAAGGCTACCTTGCGATTGTTGATTATCTCGGGCTGATTGGTGTTCGTAGCCAAGCCGATCGCCGTCTGCAAATCGAAGAGATCACCCGTCAATTCAAAGTGCTGACTAATGAGCTTGGTATCCCGATTGTTTTGCTTAGTCAATTATCACGAGGTATTGAGAATCGTCAGGACAAGCAACCGGTACTCTCAGATTTACGAGAGTCGGGATCAATTGAACAAGATAGCAATGCAGTTGGATTCCTTTGGAACAGTGATCGGCAGAACGAAAGATCAGATATCCGTACTGTGACTTTAACAATTGCTAAAAATCGTGAAGGAGCACTTGGCAGCATTGATTTTCGCTTTTTCGCACCAAAGTTGCAGTTTAAGGTGGCGTATTGAAATGGCTTATCCAACTATGACACTTAAAGAGTTCAATGAGTACATGCAGGAGGGACATTATCAATACTCGCTGTTCATCATTCTGCAGCTTGATGAAGCCATGGAATATTTAAAAAAGGCGCAACAAGCCGATGCTGATATGAAGAAGTTTTGGTACCAGTGGGCGTACGTTACCTTGACAGATGCCTTAGAGACGGCTGAGTCAGAATATTATGGGGAAACTAGTGCTTATCTTCCCACGAAAGAAACTGATCCAGTAACGCGAGCTTATTGTCAAAACACATACGATATTTGGCGAAGATACTTGCAAAAGCTAAACGTGAGTTTGCCAGAACAAAAAATTTGAGGGGAAAAGCAATGACACAAGTAACAGCACGTTTATACAAGCAGGGAGGAGCGGCAATGAAACGGATGATAAACAACATATGGAATATGTCTCCATCAGCGCTGAACATGAATTTGATCATCATATGTGGTGTCCTTGCGGCAATGCTGCTGGCATTCCTTCATTGGGTAAATAAGCAGAAATGATGATTGCCGTCATGTTGCTCATCGCAGGTGCTTCAATATGGGTGTGGGCTAACTGGAAAAGAGGAAAATGAAATGAATGATCGGCATCGAGCAGTCATGCGAGCGCGCATTAGGTATGAACGCAGGAAACATGAGCGAACAATGGACGAATTCGCAAAAGCACTTTATCCAGTCTTCAAGGCGGCCGCTGCCACGATTGAACAATGGCTTGCTGCTTTCCAGTTCAGGTAAACAAAAAGCGCGTCTGATGAAGGACGCGCCGGAGGCCAAACGTACGATTGAGAGTAAATGAAATCAAAGATTAGGAGTTGGCCTCCAATGACAGTATAGCAAACGCACATGTTGAAAGTACATTTAAAGCCTCAAAAAAGCGCACCACGAAGGCACGCTTATCCTACAAACCCAACCAAATCATACCATAAGGAGTGGACGTAGTGGTGCGAGCAACGAGATATTTTAGCCCAATTGATCATGACAAAACGATTGAAAACGCCAAAGAGGTCTTGGGTAACTACTGGCATCATAAGCGGCTCGCTCAACGCACCAAAATAGCGCTCAGAAGCCCCGTGATGGACGGCATGCCCACGTCACCTAGCTATGGCAACAAAGCCGAGGAAAAGCTCGTATCGCACGCTGACGAGCTTCGATATGTAGCTTGCTGTGAAAAAGCTATTAGATCAGTCGAGTTAGAAAAATACAGAATTATTTTAACCGAAACCTACCTTGTTTCCCTAGATCAACGTAAGCCATGGTGGCTGATAGCTGAGGAACTACATTTGAGCAAATCTGCTTATTACAGAGACTTCAAGGAAGCACTATTAGCATTTGCTGATTGGTGTGAGCTAGTTGAGCAACCCCACAAAACCTAGGTGGGAAAATGTTGGGAATAAGTTGGGAACAACCGACCGTATTTCCGTCATATGATGGTATTGTGCCAAAGGTGAGAAACCTGAGACACCGCATTTTTCCTCCGAGCCTCAGTGATGATAAAGCTGTGGCAAGGCGTGGCAAATGGACTGACCGTGATAGTCAGGCGGGTTCGATTCCCACATGCACATTGTCCAGTTTAGCGACCGGACACAGCTTGCGATGACCCCATCTGACACTGGGAGAGCGAGCAAATCGCTGTGGCGGAATAGGTAGACGCTAACCGGTACCAAAGACGGTACATGCTTTAGTGGCTGTTCAAGGGAACATGTCGGGTGCAAATCCCGACCAGCGATATACGGCCGATAATTGAGACGTTTTGCAGCGTCAATAAATTAAACTGCTATGTTAGCGCGACATAGTAAGCCAATCTATTATGCTAGTAGATTGCAATGATGGGGCAGATGCGGCTCGCCCATCAATGAACAGGAGCAACCGATTGAGATCGGCTCACCGACTATAGCTCGCGCGTGCGTCGGTGTCGCGGGTTCAAATCCCGCCGGTTGCGTTGCACGAGATGGCTGAGTGGTCTAAAACACAGCACCTGCCCTGAATGACGATTATGGAGGAATGCGGCCGCATTTAACTACGTCATTAACCGTTGGTTCGAATCCAACTCTCGTGCCTTCATCATCTCAATGTAGTATTCCAGTTAATGCTGGAGTACTATTTTTTTGAGGTGATATGTATGATTTTTTTAGTGTTGGCTGTAAAACCAATTGTTATTAAAGTGAGTACCGTTTCTACGTGGGGCTTCTTTATTTCAGCTATATCAGCATTAGTCGGCGTTGTAGCTTTGTTTTTAAATGCGATTAATGTTTCGTATATGAGAAAACAAGCATCTTTACATTTGGACTTAACGTGTTGGAAAAATAAGGATGAGAGAAAGTATACGCTTGTTATAAAAGAGGGAGAGAAACGTACTCTCACAGGGTATATAGAGGGATTTACTTATACCAGATCTTCATTAATTAGAAATTATATACCATACTATAATAATGCCGATAAAAATCTTAATCAGATATTTGTATATAACTGTGAAGAAGTTTATGGGTTTGACTTTGAGATTGGTCCTGAAAAAGATGAGGTGCTTCATTTTTATATGGATCCAGTGGACAAGGTAATTAAAGAATCACGTAGGAAAAACATTTACATTTGGATAAGAATTTATGGATATGAAGACCAGTATTTATCAATTAAGAAGGTTATTGGCAAATGAATATTTGCTAATGAATACATATGTTCGGGAGGCGAGTAGATGCAATGGACAGATGAACAGATCGGTGACATTAGGAAGCTCGCCTCTGAAGGCTTTACCAGACGAGAGACGGCCGACAAGCTAGTTATATTAACAATATGATTGATGGAAGGACGGCCAAACGGTCGTCCTTTTACTATGTCATTGGGAGGTGGATATGATGGCCATGGTACCACGAGAGATCAGCGAGCCGTTCTATCACAGTAAAGAGTGGAAGAAGACGCGTGCTGCCTACATTGCCAGTGTCGGTGGATTGTGTGAGCGCTGCTTGAAGCGAGGCATCATCAAGCCCGGCTACATCGTCCACCACAAGCACTACATCACAGCAGACAACATCAATGACCCAAGCATCACGCTTAACTGGGACAACCTAGAGTATCTTTGCTTCGATTGTCACCAAGAGGAACACTTTGAGAAGACGGCAGCTGTTCGTTCTGACGTTATGTTTGATGCTCATGGTCAGTTAGTACCAGTTAGACTGTCCCCCCTGCGAAGCCATAAGAAGCTGTTTAAAAAGGAACGGCATGCAACACACGAATAATACACAGGTTGTTTTTTCGTATGAGGGGGGGTAACAAATTTAAGGGGATGACGAAATTGAGCCTGAAAATGTCGATTGAAAAGCAGGATGTGGCCATTCAGCTCGAATATGAGCGGTTGCGTCAAACGTTATCCGGTATCTCAGCGGAGAAGTTGGCAGCGGCCGATAACTTGATCCAAAGATGTGCATTTATGACCATCACGCTGCAAATCTTGGAAGATGAAGTCAAATCTAAAGGGCCGACGATTCTCATGCACAATGGGAAGCAAACGATGCGTGTTGAGAATCCCGCCCAGAAATCATACAACACAATGATCAATCGATACACTGCCGCGATGGATAAGTTAATCAGTTTGCTACCGAAAGAATCCGCAATCATGCCTGCCGATCCCAACAAAGAGAGCGACGATTTTGACGACTTTGTTGATGAGCGAGGCGAATAGCAATGGCTGACATTCAGATCAAGATTCGTGTCGATCGACATGTCAGTTATCCACCTGATTACGATCCAATTACTCAATACTGGCAATCGTTTGTGCAGAATGGTGGTGATCAAGTTGTCGGCAAGAAAATCTACCGCACGTACAAGAAGCTCATCGCAGACATGCACAATGACAATAGTGAATGGTACTACTCAAATCGTCGTGGTAATCACGTGCTTGAATTTATCGAGAACTATTGCCGTCACAGCAAGGGACCAGCAGGCGGGAAGCACATTGTCCTAGAACTATGGGAGAAAGCACTGTTGGCAGCGTCTTTTGGATTCGTTGATGGTGCGGGTTTCCGAAAGTATCAGCGGGTTGTCCTGATTGTTGGTAAGAAGAACGGGAAGTCGCTGCTCGGTTCCGCTGTTGGGTTGTACATGCAGATTGCCGATGGTGAGGCTGGGCCTGAAGTGTACGCGGTGGCTACGAAGAAGGATCAGGCGAAGATCATTTGGAATGAAGCCAAGCGCATGGTCAGAAAATCTCCGACTTTGGCTAAGCGAATCAAAACGCATGTGGCTGATCTGTCTTCAGAAGAGTACAACGACGGCGTCTTCAAGCCTCTGTCATCTGACAGCGATACGCTTGACGGCCTCAATTCTTCTTGCATCCTGATGGACGAAATTCACCAGTGGAAGAACGGTGAGCCACTTTACAACATCATGGCCGATGGGATCACTGCACGGGATCAACCACTGATTTTCATCACATCCACCGCTGGCACGATCCGCGAAGATATTTATGATCAGATCTACGACGACGCTGAGATGACGATTGCAGGATATGATCAACCCGAAGGTTACAGGGATGAACGTTCATTGTTCTTCATCTACGAACTCGACAAACGTGCGGAATGGCGTGATGAGAAATGCTGGGTCAAGGCAAACCCTGGACTTGGCACGATCAAAAACAAGACCACATTGGCTGAACGTGTCGAAAAAGCCAAGGCAAATCATCGACTGGTTAAAAACCTAGTCTGCAAGGATTTTAATATCCGTGAGACAGCAACTGAGTCGTGGCTAACCTTTGATGAACTGAATAACGAGGCCACGTTTGACACGCTCAAACTCAAGCCGCGATATGGCATTGCTGGCGCTGACTTATCGCAGACGACTGACTTGACTTGTGCAACTGTCATCTTCCAGATACCTAATGATGATCACATCTACGTTAAGCAAATGTACTGGCTGCCGGAAGACACTCTTGAGCAGCGCGCACAGGAGGACAACATTCCTTATGCCACGTGGCGCGATCAAGGATTGTTGAGGACGAGCCAAGGTAATAAAGTCTATTATCGTGACATCATGGACTGGTTTGAGGAGCTTGAACAAGAATATGACATTTACCTGTTCAAAGGCGGTTATGACGCATGGTCAGCCACATACTTCGTCAAAGATCTTGAATCCCGATATGGCGAAAAGACCTTTGATGCAATTCCGCAAGGGGTGAAGACGTTATCAAGTCCCATGCATTCACTTGGTGCAGATCTTCGTTCAAAGCGAATTGTCTATAACAACAATCCAATCTTGAAATGGTGTCTGTCTAACACGACGATTGTGACTGACAGAAATGGAAATATCCAACCTGACAAGGGAAAAAACAAGCGCAAGCGAATTGATGGGATGGCTTCTTTACTCGATGCTTATGTTGTTTTTGAGAATAATCAAGAAGAATATCAGACGCTGATTTAACCGTAAGGAGGTGATTATTTGGCATTTTGGAACAATCTTTTTCATAGAAAAAATAGCGGCGTCACAGTCACACCGGAATACAAGCTTGTTACCAACTACGGTAACGGCTTTTTTGGTTGGAATGGCAAGGTCTATGAATCTGACATCATTAGGTCAGCCATTGAGGTCAAAGCAACCACGATCGGCAAAGCAGTGGCCAAGCACATTCGGTCCGGTGCCGGTGACAGCATCGCAGTCAATCCAGACGTTTATATCCAGTTCTTGTTATCAGACCCGAACCCGTTAATGAGCGGCCAGATGCTGCAAGAAAAGATGATCACGCAGCTTGAACTGAATAACAACGCTTTTGCCTTTGTCCAGAATGATGCCAATGGAATGCCAACAGCAATCTGGCCAATCGTGGCTAACAGTGTCGAAGCCATTCAAGACAATCAAGGCAACCTCTATCTCAAGTTCTACATGCCGAATGCACAGACCTACATCTTTCCATATTCGCAGGTGATTCACCTGCGCAAAGATTTCAACAAGGACGAAATCTTTGGCGAATCCAATGGCCCGACTTTGGCACCACTCATGGAGATTGTTACGACCACTGACCAAGGTATTGTATCTGCCATTAAGAATTCAGCCGCTGTTCGCTGGCTGTTGAAATTCAATACTGCTATGCGCCCGGAGGATATCGAGAAGAATACGAAAGCTTTTGTTGCATCGTATCTGCAGACACAAAAAGATCAGGATTCAATCGGTGCAGCTGGTGTTGATGCTAAGACCGATGCAACCCAGTTACAGCCCACTGATTTTGTGCCAAATGCTAAGCAAATGGATGCGACTGTGGATCGAATCTACTCAATTTTCCATACCAACAAGGCCATTGTCCAAAGTAGCTACACTGAAAACCAGTGGATTAGTTACTACGAAAGTCAGATTGAACCAGTGATTAGGCAGATGTCTGAGCAATGGACGAGCCGCTTGTTCAACCGACGGCAACGTTCGTTTGGTAATTCAATTGTGTTTGAATCAAGCGATTTGAGCTACGCAAGCATGCAAACCAAACTGTCACTCGTCCAACTGGTTGACCGTGCTGTGATGACTCCGAATGAATTGCGTGGATTCTTTAATCTGTCACCAGTTCCGGATGGCGACAAGATGTTACTCCGAAAGGATACAGGGACAGTGCCTTCAGCAACTGGTAGCGACGGCACCCCTGATCCAACGGAAGGAGGTGATGATAATGACGACAGTGGTACCGATTAAAGGTGACATCGTTACTAATGATTACGGATGGCTTTACGATCTATTTGGCGATGACTATGCTTCACCTAAAAGCGTCTCTGATCTAATTAACAAGGCTAATGGTGACGACTTATCCGTTGAGATCAATTCAGGTGGAGGAATTCTCGATGCCGGCTCTGAAATTTACACCATGCTTCGTGCTTATAAAGGACCGGTCAATGTGAACGTTGTGGGCGTGGCATATTCCGCTGCATCTTTGATCGCGATGGCGGGTGATGTCGTAGCCGTGTCACCTGCAGGGATGATGATGATCCACAATGTCTCCAGTGGACAGATGGGTGACTATCATGACATGCAGAATGCTGCGGACTCGTTAAAGAAGTCAAACATAGCAATAGCTAATGCCTATATGGCCAAGACGGGTCTATCTCAAACAGAAATCCTTGACTTGATGGATTCAACTTACTGGCTGGATCCGCAGACAGCCATTGAAAAAGGGTTTGCTGACAAGATGATGTTTGACAATGCGGAGAAGCCAGGGAAAATGATCATGACTGCTAGCCTGAATAAGATTCCAAGTCTTGCCACGCTGAACCAAATGAAACACTTCCGAAACACAACAGCACTAAAAAAAGCGCCGTCTGATGATGATCAGATGGCGCTTTTGAATGCAGAATACAATCTCTTAAATTTGAAAGGGGAATAACCTCATGAACAAAGAAGAATACTTGAAGCAACGCGAAGCTCTGATGAACGATGCTCGCACCGCAATCGATAAGGGGAAGTCTGAGGATGCCAACAAAGCAATGAAGTCCGTGAAGGATTTGGACGCAAAGTGGGATCAGCAAACAAAAGACCAAGCCAACTTGGCAGCCCTGGATGACCATGCGCCAATCACCTTGGCTCAGGTAGCACCAGCCAACGACATTGTTGGTGTTGGAAAGTCTCTTGAAAACACCAAATTGAACACTGTTGCCAAAACACAGCCGACTTATGACAAGGTATGGGCTAAAACGCTTTTGGGTCACACTCTCAATACTGCAGAGCAGGCTGTATTCGATAAGGAAAACGCGCGCCTTAATGGCGCACCATTTTCTCACCAAACGGGGAACACTCCGACCTTGATTCCTAACACTGTGGCAGCTGGCATCTGGAAGATCGCAGAAGAACAATATCCAGCCTTCGCTGATGCCAAGAAATTCAACGTTTCTGGCACGCTGACCATCAACAAGCACGATGGCATTGTTTCTGGTGATGCTCAGTGGGTTGACGAAAACACGCAGGCTGATGATGAGCAAAATAAATTCAGTCAATTGGTGCTTAAAGGTTACGAGCTGAATAAAGTCGCCACCGTGTCCTGAAAGATGAAGAGCATGTCTGAAGAGGACTTCATCAGTTTCTTGACTCAAGAGCTTGGGGATCGTCTGGGTGTTGCGCTTGGTGTTGCGATTCATCAAGGCGATGGTAAAAATTCACCGCTAGGCATTGAGACTGCATTGAAGGCCGAAAAAGGGACGCCACAAGTTGCCACTTATAAGGATCAAATCGCATATAAGGATATCACTAGCACCATGGCCAAGATCCACTCTAGTTTTGCTGGCAAGGCAGCAGTTTATGCAAATAGCAAAACCATTTGGAATCAATTGGCAAACATCGTTGATGGTCAAGGTCGTCCGTTGTTTATTGCTAGCCCAATCAATGGAGGCGTTGGTAGCATTCTTGGTTTAGTTGTGAAACCAGATGCTGGTGTCAATGATGGGGATGTCCTGATTGCGGATGTGGCAGATACAGTCGTTGTTAACATTAACCAAGCACTTACAGTGGCAACAGAAGACCACGTCAAGGGTCGTTCCACTGATTATGGTGCCTATGCAATTGCTGACGCAGGTCTTTTAACAACCAAGGGGGCAGCATTGCTTACAGCAGGCCCAAAAGTGTAGCCCCGCAATCAGTTAAGTCTGAGGGAATCAAGGGCGGGGTTAAGTTAACAGCAAAGTAGAAAGGAGCTAGAACATGGCTGATACACCAGATCGGAGCGCCGAATTCTTAAAGGCGCTCCAAAAAGGCAAGGTGGTTGCTGTCGGCAATAAGGGCACTGGTGAAGTTGACATTACCGGCTTGGCCGATGGGACAGTCGTCAAAGATGGTGACTATCAGGTTGTTTTTGATACAGACAACACCAAGACACTGTCTTCAGTGGCCAGTGATCCGATTGATGCACCTGGCGCAACTGTGCCAACAACGCCACCTATTCTAGGATAGGTGGTGATCAAAGATGGCTGACGAGAAATCTGAAGAAGAACCAACCTTGTTAGATCTCTTAAAACAACACATCCGATTGGAAGATGACATGGACCCTTCCATGTTGCAATTCTATCTGGACGCAGCTGACAAGTATGTCCAGCGTAAAGTTGGCCATAGCGTGAAATACTTGCAGCTTATGGTTGCTACCGTGATGAATGACAATCGATCTGCCGGTGACGATCTAGCGGCGGCACTTGAAGCCTTGGAGCCAATCTTCTACTTGGAGGTGAGAACAGATGATCCAGACAGTCAATCTAACGAACCAACTCAGGTGGATAGCCACACTGTTGGAACTTAAGGACGGAGTTGACGCACACGACCGTCCAAAACAAACGTGGGAAGACAAGCGGGTCTTGTATTACGCCGACATTGGGATCACCTCAACTGAAAAATATCTCGCGCAGCAGAACAAGCAGGATGTCGTCTTGCGCATTTTGATTCGTCGAGATATGTCGATTACTCAGGGCGGGAATCGTGTCCGGATCCGAGGGACTGATTACAAAATCACACGAATCTACGAGACGCCCGACAATCAAAGAATGGAGTTGAGTCTGGACTATGTTGATCACATTTGACGAGTTTCTGGCCAGACTCAAGCAACTGGGTGCGGTCTATCGAGACGTTGCACCACGGACGGCCAAGTATCCGTACTGGATATACACCTATACAAACACTCAGCGTCTAGTAGCCAGCACGGGTACACGGTTAATCGTGAATGAGTATCAGGTGTCTTTGTACACAAAGGGCGTTGAAGACGAGCTACTGCCGTTCATCAAGATGTTTGATGATGTCCCGTTCCAATCATTCAGAGGCATCCCGGGCGATGAAAACGATGAGACTGTCACAGATTTGTACACGTACATCGAGGTGATTGCAGATGGCCAATAACAATGGCTTTGAAGCCATGGCCAAGTATCTCAGTGGTCTTAAAGTAGACGATTCAGTGTCGAAAGAAGGCCTCGTTGCCGCAGCAAGTCAATTTGCTGACAAGCTTCGGCCAGAGTTGCCAAACGACCCCAACGCACCACTTGCACAAACCTATGGGACGTTAAGAGATAAGCTACAGGTTGTTGACAAGGGTGATCACATCCAAGTGACGTTTGGAAATGCATTTTGGTGGCTCTTTCTGGAGCATGGAACAAGTCCCAAGAATCATCAAGGAATCAGGGCACGCAATTATGTTCACAACACCTTTGCTGCCAACAAAAATACAATTATGCAGACTATGGTCAAACCGGTCATGGATGCATTGAAAAAATAGGAGGAATTGCTATGTCTGATAAACCAAGCAAAGCAAACGATATTGAGCTAGAGCTCACTATTGGCGATATGTTTTTCGCTATGAAAAAGCAAAATGAGACGGCATCTACTGATCCGGTCTTCGATACAAGTGTTATCCGGATCCCGAACATCAAAAAGATTGCCTTCAAAGGGAACGGAAAGTCGAACGATATTTATGCCAGCGGTAAAAAGTTCGGGACAATCACGCAAGAAACCAGTATTGCAGTGACACACACCCACATTGGGATGCCAATTGCAGTTCTGGATGCAATGAAAGGCATCGCAGCGAAGCATGGGGTCGAGTTTGGATCCACGCTTGCACAATCAATGCCAGAGTTTGCAATTGGTTTTGACACATGGTTGGCCAATGGACAGCATGATGGCATCTGGTTGACGTCTTGTACACTTAACCCTGCTGTTAATGAAACTCATGCAACTTCTGAAGAGTCATTCAAGGAAGTCAACCCTGATGTCGTCTACAACGCAGGTGGTTTGCGTAATTCGAGTATTTACTACTCACGCTATAATTCAGCCCGAGACAGTGCTGACCTGACTGTTGACGACTTTTTCAAGCAGGTTATTTTTTCTCCAGAACAGCTTGAAACGATAGCAAAAGAAAAAGCGATCCCAAAAGTGTAGCCCCGCAATCAGTTAAGTCTGAAGGAATCAAGGGCGGGGTTAAGTTAACAGCAAAGTAGAAAGGAACTAGAATATGGCGAAGCTATCTGATCTAGTTAGGCTCCGAGACAATCATTTCATCACGATTCAAGGTGCAAAGGTACCTGCAGCGTTCACTTTTGCCTCAATTGACGCTATTGAATCCGCATATGGGCAAGGCTACAAAACATTCGAGAAGGATTTGAATCTTATGCTCAAACGGAAAGTGATTCATCGCGATCAGAAAACCATGAAACTCATTTGGGCGCTTGTTTACGGCTTACTTGTCGGTGGAGGTACGGAAACTACCTTCGATGAGATGAACCGTGCCATTCCCTTTTCGGAAATTCCTAGTGTCATTCAAGAGGCAATGGATATTCTAAATGAGCAGAACTTCCAACTAAGTGACATAAAAAAATAAAGTCGCCACAACAGGAAGGTGAGGCCCAGGAGGATAACGATTGCCCCTGGGCCTTTTATTTGTATGTGGCGAAAGCGCTGATGGGATACTCGCTTCAAGAATTCATGAAATTAACGCCAAATCTGTGGCTGAAACAATATCTAATCTATATCGAGATTAATAATCCTGATGGTATTTACAAAGAGAAATCTAATCCCATTCGGAAACAGGTCACACTGGACGATATTCCATTTTTTAACTAATTAAGAAAGGAGGAAAATAATGTCTGACGAAACTAAAAATGTTGTTCTTGATTTCAAGATGAATGGTCAAGTAGAGTTTGCTAACACAGTGAAAGACATCAACGCCGTGATGAACACGGCCGCAAAGGAATATCGAGCCCAGATATCGTCTATGGATGACAATGCTAGTTCGACTCAGAAACTGGCTGCTGAACAACAAAAATTGCAAATTCAATCCGAAGCTGCTGCTAAAAGAACACAAATTCTGTCTGAACAATTGAAGACAATGCAGGATCGTGGTGAAACATCTGGTTCTTCATTTGATCGGCTCGTCGGCAAGGTTGCGGATGCACAACGGGTTGAAAATAACCTGAAAGGTGCTCTTGATCAAGTTAACAGCCAACTCAGTGAGCAAGGTTCCAAAGCTAACGATGCCAAAGATCATATCAGTAACCTGCAGCAGGAAGAGGGCGAGCTTGATTCTAAGCTTAAGCTCGCGTCTTCATCGGCTAAACTGGAAAATGCCCAACTAGGTGATAATGCTTCCGAGTCGCAGAAGACAGCTGCCGCCCAACGGCAATTGTCGGAACAAATGGACTTGTCTCGGCAAAAAGTTGATAACTTGAAGCAACAGTTGAAGGAAACGGTCACCGCTTACGGAGAAAACTCAGCTGAAGCAACACAGATGAAAGTCAAGTTGAATGACGCCGAAACATCTGTGGCCAATTTGGGTAACCAAATGGATAAATTGGGTAAGGAGTCACAAGATACTAGCTCCAAGCTTGACGAGATTGCTAAGAACACAGCTGCTGAACGGCTGCAGACTGTCGCCAATGGATTTCAATCTGCTGGTCAAGGCCTACAAGATTTTAACCAAAAGGCGCAGGAAGCATGGACACAAACTGATGATGCTGTTGATAACCTGACCAGCAAAACTGGCGCTGTTGGAGACGTTGCAAATAAGCTCGGTGAGTCATTTGAGAAAGTTGAACGCTCCGAATCTGGTGCGCAGATGGAATCGATGGATTTGTCGAATACCATGGCAGGGCTTACTAGTCAATTCAATTTGAGTGGTCCGCAGCTGGAAAAGACATCCGAGGACGTTGCCAAGTTCAGCCAGATCACAGGTCAGTCTGGGACTGACGCGGTCAACGCATTACATGATTCCATGTCACGATTCAATCTCAGCGCTAAAGATATTCCTAGCGTACTTGATGCCTTTGCTGCAGCGTCTCAGCGGACAGGTGTACCAGTTGCCGACCTTGAAGAAGATGCATCAAAGGCATACCCAGCCTTCAAACAATTGCACATTAGTCTTCAGCAGGGAATTCCACTACTTGCGTCATGGAGCAAATCGGGGATTGATTCTTCCACAGTGCTCAAGGGCATGCAGAAGGCATTCTCTGCCGCCAAAACTGAGAACAAATCTTTCAGCGATGTCATGACGGAATCTTTCAAAGGAATCAAAGATGCTAAGACAGACCAAGATGCTTTTAACATTGCAATTCAAACATTTGGCGCCAAGTCAGGTCCACAGATGGCTCAAGCCATCCGTGATGGCAAAGTTTCACTTGATGGTCTAAAAAAATCAGCCCAAGATACTGGTGGAACCGTATCGAAATCTTTTAAGCAGACCTTGGATCCAGTAGATAAGGCCAAACAAGCTCAGAAAGAATACGAACAGACTATGGGCAAGATTGGTGGAACAATTCAAGAGACCCTATTGCCTGTGATCAAGAGGCTTCTGCCAATTGTTAAAGGTGTCAGTGGTGCATTCAATAAGGCACCAGCACCAGTGAAAGCGCTGGTTGTTGCGTTTGGTGCGATCACTGTCGCACTTGGTGTCTTGGCACCAGTTATCACTGCAGTTGCAACAGTTCTACCAATGCTCGGTGTTGGCGCGACCGCTGCCGGTACAGGGGCTGGTCTTGGGGCCGCAGGCATGGGAGCTTTTATGGCCACGCTATTGCCGATTGTCGGAGTGATTGCGGCTGTAATTGCCGCGATTACCGCAGTCGTTTTGGTTATCAAGAACTGGGGTGCGATTGTCACTTGGCTCAAGGGTGTTTGGAGTACCGTTACCAGTTTCTTCTCTGGAATGTGGACAAGCATCAAGCAAATATTTACGGTGGCGATTAATGGCATTACCAATTTTTTGAAGCCAGCTTTTACAGTCGCTGTAAATGTCATTAAGTCAATTTGGAACGGTATTAAGTCCTTCTTTTCTGCTTTATGGAACGGAATCAAAGTAATCTTTACGGTGGCGATTACCGCTATTGCTGTCATTATTGGTACGTATCTCAATATCTGGAAGACCATTATTACGACCGCAATGAATTTAATTAAGGGTATCATCACCAAAGTTTGGAATGGTATTAAATCATTCTTTGGGCCAATCCTAGCCAGCATAGGTAACGTGATCCGGAGTGCATGGAATTCCATTAGTAGTGTTACCTCTAGTGTGTTCAACAAGGTTAAAAGTGTTGTTTCAAGCATTTGGAACAATATCAAGAATGTCGTTTCAACTGTTGTTAATGCAGTCAAGTCAGTTGTATCTAATGCATGGAACGCGGTTAGTTCGACTACTTCAAACATTTTCAACGGGGTTAAAAGTGCAGTATCAAATGTGTGGAACAGCATTAAATCGACTATCTCAAATGTTGTGGGAGGTATTAGAAATGCTATTTCAAGTGCTTGGAATGCGGTTAGTTCTGTGACATCTAACGTCTGGAACAGTATCAAAAATGCAATCTCTGGGCCAATCAATACTGCAAAAGATATCGTTCGAGGAGCGATTGACGCCATTCGAGGTTTCTTCAACTTCAGTATCCACTGGCCACATATTCCAATGCCGCATTTCAGCATCCAACCCAGTGGTTGGTCTGTTGGTGATCTTTTGCATGGATCTATCCCTCATTTGGGTATTGACTGGTACGCGCAAGGTGGCATTATGACGCAGCCGACTATGTTTGCCAATAACAATGGCCGGGCACAGGTTGGTGGCGAAGCTGGTCCGGAGGGCGTTATTCCGCTGAACGATGATACATGGAATAAGATGGGTGCAGCTATTGCGGCTCATATGCCATCCCAAGGACCAATTACGCTGCAGGTGGATGGCCGCACGTTTGCGACTATCACCGGTCCATACACCTCGGACTACTTGAAACAGCAGGATGCAACTCAAAACTTTAGCTATGGAAGGAGGCTTTGATAACAGATGGTTGAATTAATTCTGGACGGTCAATCTCTGGCTCAGTCTGTGCCGGGGACGTTGGTCACCAAGAAGCCAAACATTCCCGCAGCTAAGCGCGATGTGCAGTTCACAGACGTGCCTGGCCGTTTGAGTGGTTCATTAACCGAGAAACGGGGTTGGAAGGATATTACTTGGTCACCAGAACTCCAACTCGTGGACTTCAAGACGCTCAACCAGTCATGGCGGAAGACACGGCAGTTACTGCAATCCGCGTCGAAGCTAGTGTTGAGTGATGACCCCGACTTCTATCGGCTCATCAAGTCAGTCACGATCGGCGAGTTTTCGGTAGACGATGTGGAGGTCAGTGGCTCCTACAAGCCCAGCTTCACTTTGGATCCGCTTGAGTATCAGACGACTGATCCAAAGACGTTCATGGATAACTTTGACATCGTGAACCCCGGTAACGTGGCAGCGGAACCGTTGCTCACCGTGTATGATGGGCCCGGAACAGTCAAGATCTCCGTGAACACGAACCAGTTCTCAATCGACAGTCTGACAGCGCCTGTCACTCTCGACTGTGCTAAACACACGGCGACCATGGCTGGCAAGGATATCACAACCTCGACAGCCGGTGATTGGCCGCTCTTTGTGCCAGGTGTCAATCATGTCATTTTGACCGGCGTCACAAGTATCACAGTGCAACCTAGGTGGTGTTATGTATGAGTACCGATATTGAACTCTATCCGCGTGATCAGACTGATTTCAGTCACCACGGCTATGCTTTGGACGACATCAGCAATGATATTGTCACTTGGCAGCTCAACGCGAAGTTCACCTTGACGTTCGATTATCCGATGTTTAGCGAACACGCTGGAGACCTCGTGGCTGAAAATATCGTGCGCGTGCCAGTTCCGGGGGGCAAGGCTGCTTTTCGAATCGCGCAAGTGATTAAGTCCATGGGTCATCTTAGCATCACTGCTTATCACGTGTTCTGGGATCTTAACGATGATTTCATCGCGGACACCAACATCGTTGACAAGGATGGCCAGGGCGCACTTGATCAGATCATGCGCGCTGCCAACTATCCAACTGGCTTCAAAGTTCTATCAACAATCGGAAATGTAACCAATGCCCGGCTGGTTAGAATGTCAATCATCAAGGCACTTTTGGGAACGGATGACAACTCGTTTCTTAACCGCTGGGGTGGTGAATTCGATTGGCAGGACTTTAGTTTCAGCGTCAACCCTCGTCTAGGGAAAGATCGTGGTGTTCATTTTGAATATGCACACAACTTGACCGGATACGAAGCGACCAAGGACAGTAGTGGCATCATTACGCGACTGCTGCCAGAAGGCTACAATGGTCTTTTACTACCTGAGCTTTATGTTGACAGCCCCAAGTTAGGCAATTATCGCAAACCGAAGATTGGCACCAAAACCTATCAAGACATCAAGGCCATTGACGAAACACAGGCAACAGGGGATCAAAAAGGTGCTGTTCCGGTTCAAGAAGCGTACGAGTTACTTCGTGCTGCCGCTACGAAAGAGTTCTCCGAAAGTCATATTGATGAGGCCAAGTGGACGTACAAGTTGAATGTGGCGTTGCTTGAGAATACTGAAGAGTACAAGGATTTAAGCATCACTACCACTGTGTTGCCAGGCGATACGGTCACCATCACGCACAAGCTTGATGATATTGATGTGAGAGCGCGTTTGACTGGATATACCTGGCAACCGTCAAATCATAGCTATCTAACACAGACGTACGACAGTGCATCGCGGCCAGATGTTGCATATAGCAATCTCAGTAGCCGGATCAACGAGATCAAGTCACAGATTGAGTTAGTTGATAAGGTCGTGATTGCGAAGGCAACAAATGGCATGAATTCAACTGGCTGGGGAGATCAATCGCCGGTCGATCTGAATATTGCTGGTAAAACCGGTGACGTATACTATCAAACGACTGCCAAGGGAACAATTATGTGGCTCTTTCATGATGGCCAATGGAATGCCGAAACCGGTGACGCTTTTGGCACCGAGGTTCAGAAGAAAGTTGACACCGCAATCGCGGATGTTGCTGCTGCCAAACAAGCTGCCAATGATGCTGTGGAAAAAGCAAATAGTAGCGCACAGTTGGCTTCAATGAGCAATCAGACTGCTCAGGCGGCTAAAAGTGCAGCCGATTCGGCCAATGCTCTTGCAACACAAGCAGTGTCAGCAGCATCTGATGCGAAAACCGCCTTGGCGACTGCAAATTCTGCTTTGGAGACTGCGACAGACCAGAAGACGACAGTGGCTACATTGGTCACTAAAACCGATGATTTAGCAGGAACGATTGCAACATTGGCGACCAAGACGGACATAAACAAGTTGTCGGGCGAAGTCACCACAGCGCAAACGCTCGCTCAACAGGCTGCCGATGGATTGCAACTTAAAGCCGATCAAAGTGTTGTTAACACCATCAATGGGTCAGTCAATCAACTGCGTGCTGATCTCAAGGTTGCAAATGATCAGCTGTCTTTGACGATGACCAAGAATGATGTGACCGGCCTGCTGACGTCATATGCCACACAGTCGTGGACGCAGGGACAAATCACTGCGACTGCCAGTCAGTTCAATGCCCAGTTCAGCTCGATTTCTGGCAAGGTTGATGCTTTGAAATTCGGCAATCGAAACTTGTTGCTCAACACCTCAAATATGATCAATTTAGCTCATTGGACTCGAACAAGTTGGGGTAGCGCCACGACAATCGTAAAGTTGTCAACGCACCAGTTTTACCACAATGGTCGGGACAATTTGATCAAATTAACGACTACGGATGGCTTGGATGGTCATCTGCGGTCTGATGTTGTCGCGGTCAAGCCGGACACAGATTACAACTTTCAGTTTCTTGGTTTTAACAATTACAATGTCAAATCGATCACGGTTTACTTCTTGGGCCGAACAGATGCCACTTCACCTGGTGATGCTGGTGACAACTACGATAGTGACAAGATCCATTTACTGATGAATGCGATCACGTTATCAATATCAGGAACTAAGCGAGAAACAGCCACTTTTCACACAAATCCCGGCGAGACACTGGGTTATATTCGTGTCGATATGAATGGCGGTTACAAAGCTACTGATCCGGCTGAAATATATTTGGTTGAAGCTGAATTAGCTGAAGGGCCAACGGTTCCGGTTTATTCGCCTGCTCCAGAGGATTCTGCGGACTATGCGGACGCAAAAGTGGCTAGCCTCAAAGTCACAGTTGACGGGATTCAATCGACAGTGGCTAATTATCAGGGCCAAACAACGACTGCTTTGCAGACACTGCAAGGATTCCAAACCACCGCGACCAATCAGATTAGTGGGCTACAATCGCAACAAACACAGCTTGCTAACCAATGGACCAGCGTTGTCGGCGGGTTAAGCAATCCTAATCTGATTTTGAATAGTATGTATCCGGAAGATGTTAGCAAGTTAGGCTGGATCGATACCGGTTACTTGAATATCACTTCGCATCCCTTTTATGCTGGCGGTGGGCAAACGCTCTTTAGCATCAAGAGCACTGATGCCAGAGAGCGGACAGTATCCACCAATCGCTTCAAAGTAACGCGAAACACGGCATACACCGTGAGTCTCAAAGCTTTTGCCAATTGGAATACGGCTGGTTTGGACATCTTCGCGATGATGCGCAAGCGAGGATCGGCTAAAGATTATGATACTTTCCAGTTGCTGATTAATAATCAAAAGCTAAGTCCTTCTGAAACATTGTCGTATTCTGCGATATTCAACAGTGGTGACTATGATGAGGCGTTTATCCGCATTGATAACAATGGCATGGTTGACACATCCGGCGATGCCGCCTATCTGTTCTTTGCTGAGCCAAAGGTAGAGCTAGGCTCAATGGCTACACCTGACGTACAATCAGGCACTGACAGCCAGATCACACAGCTTCAAGACGCGATCAACCTGCGCGTCTCAAAGGGCGATGTGTTGAGTCAGATCAATCTGGAAGCCAACCGCACTTTGATTCAAAGCGGCAAGCTTGTTCTAGATGCACCAACAGTTGTCTTTACAGGCAATGCCTTCATCCCCTCAGCAGCGATCGCAAGTTTGTCTGCTGACAAGATCACCACCGGGACGTTGAATGCGGCCAATCTTAACGTGATCAACCTGAACGCATCAGCTATTGTGACTGGCACGATTTATGGCCCTAACTTGGCCATCAATTTGAATACAGGGATGGTTGAGTTCCAGAAAGGTCGCATACACTCAACTGACAACAACATTGATATCAACATCGACCAAAAATATATATCCGTAACGGACAGCAACAACAGTGTTTTGCTTAAGGGCGGATCAATGACATTTACCCAACCCTATGCTTTTGACACGGATCAGACACCTTATTTGACTATCGATAATGTCGGATCAAGTCAAACTCTTGGAAGGGGCGCTGAAATCGTAGGCCGTGATGTTTTAACCGTCTCTGTTTCTGGAGAAAACAACTCTTTTCTTAGTGGGGTACCACTTTTCCAAAAAGATTTCAGTGGTATTTCGATTTCAAAAAACTATGACACTGTTGTAGGTGGCGCTAATCGTGGTGTGAGAATCATCGGAGGCGGATCATATTCAACGGGTTTGGGAATGTCTACCGTTCCATCTATTATGGTTGGCTACAACGATGGCGCAGTAACTGGAAAAGGAAGTGGAGGAACACGCATTAACATTGAAGCTGACTACGTGCATATACCTTCTGCGTGGTCAAAAACAACCTCATCATCTCCAAACGCATTTGTTGCTTCTGATGGTGCTCTCGTCCGCAGCACGTCTGCCAGCAAGTACAAGGTCAACATCGAGCGAACCCGGTCTACCGATTTGGCTGAGCGGGTGCTGACCGTGCCAAACGCTCACTGGCTGGACAAGGCAGCCATGGAGCGATATGCAAGCGGCGAGCAAAAAGAGTTACCACAGAAAAACTTTGGCCTGATTGCGGAGGATTTGGAAGCTGCCGGTCTTGAGGATCTGGTTGTCCGTGGGCCAGATGGTGAGCTTGAAGGGATCCAGTACGACCGGATCGCGGCAGCACTCTTGCCGTTGCTGGCACAAATGAAAACTGAAATCGATGAACTCAAAGCGACGGCATAGGCTGGCGCTTTTAATTTGGGAGGAAAACATGAAAATCACACTTGAAAATACAAATATTGCTAACGTATACAGACTTGTTGAACAAATCAAAGTTAAGGGCAGGGATGCTCTGGCGCTTGCCAAGTTCATCAAATTGTTAAAGCAAACTTTGAAATCTGCTGGTGAGGATGAGCAAGCCTTAGTCGCTCAGTATGCTCTTAAAGACGAGAACGGAGAATCAAAAACAGATTCGAACGGTAATATTCAGCTGAATCCCGACCTAGCTCGTGAGTACAACAAGGTTCATGGTGAATGGCTTGAGCAGAAGGCCGAAATCGAAGGTGGTACTTATGTGAATCACATTGACGATGTCCAGCGAATTATCAGTGACTACGTTGATGAGAACGAAATAGGCGGACCCGATCTTGATGCATATTTAGCGTTGTACGAAGCATTCGAAAAAGGAGAGAAGTAATCATGGCATTGAAAACTAACAAGAGCATCAGTCTCACAGGTACATCCACCATTGGTGATGTTCAGGTCGCTTATTTGAACGCAACTATTGACCAAGAAGGAAATGGAGCCAATACGGTCAATCAGTCAATTCAGAATCAGGCACTCTATGACGCGAACAAGAAAGAAGTTCGAGCTGACATTGCCAAATTTCAGCAATTGCTTTATGACACAGAGGATTCTTTGACTTCTGAAAAAAAGGGCACAGATAGCAGCAAAACATCGGAAAATTGAGTCAACTATAACTAGCCGTTACATCCTTATGGAAGGAAGTGAGAAAGTGACGTTTTTTGGATACACGATTGGTGACTGGGCGGAGTTCATATCACTCATAGGGGTGGGCGTGAGCGCTGGCAGCTGGTTGTTCAAAAAGATTGCCTTAGATCCATTGCGTTCTGATATTCAAATGCTTTCAGAGACAATTAATCGTCAGCTAAAACTGCATGAACAATCGCTGGCAGACTTGAATGCTCATCTGAAAACACACGATGACGAGCTTGGCAGTCACTCGGTAAGAATCACTCGATTAGAAGCTAACGTAGGCATTAAAGGAGAAGATAACCATGAAGATTAATTGGAAAGTACGAGTATTAAGCGTCAAATTCTGGCTGGCCATTGTGCCAGCTTCTTTGTTGGTGATTCAAACGGTGGCGGCAGTCTTCGGTTACAACTGGGATTTTGCTAGTTTGGGTAAGGAACTCACTGCAGTGGTCAATGCAGTATTTGCATTATTGACCATTGTCGGGGTAGCCGTTGATCCAACCACGGAGGGCGTTAGTGATAGTCAGCAGGCGTTAGCTTACCCGGCACTCATTACCACCAAGGCAGCTAAGATCAAGGCGCTAGAGGATCAGATTAAGGCACTGCAAGCAGATAAAGCGGCTGATCAGGCAACTTCTGCTGCTAGTGAAGTGGTTCCAGAGACGTCTTCTGCAGCACCGGCGGAGTCCGCACCGGAATCTGTTGCTCCAGTAGCTAGTGAGGAGGCAAAATAGTATGAGTTATACCATCAACAAAGAATTTGCTTTGGGTGCAAATGAAGGTTCATCGCAAGTAGCTAATCGACTTTACATTATCCTACATGATGTTGGCGCTGAATCTGGCGCGCGTGCAAATGCCGCTTACTTCAAAAACAATATTGCTGCTGAAGTTGCTTATACGGCATTTGTTGTAGGCGATGGCGGTCAGGTTTATCAAGTTGGTGAACCTGGCTATGTTCAGTGGGGCGCTGGGACAGTGGCAAATGCTAATAGCCCGGTCCAAATTGAATTGGGTCATACTAGTGATCCCGAAACTTTCAAGAAGGATTATGCCGTTTATATTGAGCTTGCACGTGATATGGCTGCTCAATATGGCATCCCGACTAGTTTGGACGCTGGCGGTGCTGGAACGCCGGGCATCAAGTCTCATTTGTGGGTAACGCAGCATATTTGGGGTGACCACACTGATCCGTATGGGTATCTAGCACGTTGGGGCATTACAAAGGAGAAGCTGGCGGCTGACCTTGCTAATGGGACAACTACTGTAGATGCATCTAAGAGCGCACCAGCAGCACAAAGCGCGCGTCCACAAGCAATTGTAACTAGAAATGTCAACGTGGCCTACGGTCTACATCTGCTCGGTGTCCGTTGGCTTGATGAGGTGACCAACTTCGGGTCTGGTGACAATGGTTTTGCTGGTATTCCTAATTGTCAGCATGATCTGCTATACATCAAAGTTGATCATGGTAGCGTTAAGTATCGCGTCCACACAGTTCAAAGTGGTTGGCTGCCTTGGGTAGCCAAAGGTGATCGCAATGATATGGTCAACGGCTGTGCCGGTAATGCTGGCGAAGTGATTGATGGAGTCCAGATCATCTTTCTTACTCCTGCTGGTGAGCCCTACCAGCAAGCGTATTACCGCAGTCAGACGACAGAAAGGGCTGGCTGGCTCGGCGTTGTGTGTGATGATGGCACGAGTTTGCCACAGTACACAGACACATACGCCGGCATGTTTGGAGAACCGCTTGATCGTTTGCAAATCGGCATTAGCTCGATCAGTCCATTTTAAGTACATTGCAAAAAGTCCTCTGCTCGCTAACGCGGGTGGAGGGCTTTTTGCTTGCATAATAGCAAACGGTATTATATAGTATTTTTGTTTAACATTGATTGTAGATTAGAGGAGCAGAAAAGAATTGAACGCCAGTGAATGCCAGACATTAGTTAAAACAAACGTTAGTGTTCTGGAAAAGCTCTACGTTGAGTTCTCATCCCATTTTTATGAAAAGGCCGGATCTCATCCATTTAATTTAAAAAGAACCAGCATTACTTCACTTGCAAATAATGCAAAGATGTTGGATTACACGATGTTATACCGCTCAGAGTTAAGCAATTGGTTAAAACCCGATATTGTGTTGACAAAGTTGGCTCTGGCGGAAGAGTCCAAATGTAAGCTTGGGTATCGAACAAAGTTAGAGGACTCGTTGCTATACAAAATAAAATGGTATATGGGAAGGCAAGACACTTTTTACGTGCTAAAGTCGATTAACGATCTTTTTGGGGCACGGCTTATAATTCCCGGATTTCAAGAATTTGAACAAGAGACTTATAATTATTATAAGTCTAAAGAAGACGAACGGGTAAGAAGGTGTTACATTAGAGATGATGAGCCGTCTTATCACGGCCTTCATCTTTATATAGGCTCTAGTAATGAAGAATTTCCATGGGAGCTGCAAATTTGGGATTCTGGAAAAGAAGAAAACAATCTTAAATCACATGCATATCATGAGCAAAAAAAGGAAGCGGTATAAATGACATCCTTTATACATTTGATAGCCTTAAGTCGTACAAGCGGGCATGCAATTGCTTATCACTTCTCAACACGGGACCCGGAGCAACTAGTAGAAAACAAGATGAAGATCATTGCAGCCGTTAACGATAAAGGTGCAGGAGAATCTCTTAGCTTTCAAGTCGTTCAAACTATGCAACAATCGTTTGAGTCAGTTATTGAATATAACCCCTACTTCAAGCAGTTTAAAAAATATAGTGAACTAGATTCTTTCACTACGAAGCTCATTCAAACGCATGAGTTAAACGCTGTGGATGTAGCAAGCTATATAGATAGAAAAAAGCATTGCACCTCTTACACACTTCAAAAACTGTTATATTATGTTTATGCCGATATTCTAACAAAATACGATTGGCGTCCATTCAAAGCAACGTTTTTGGCATTTAAGCACGGACCGGTTGAAAAATATGTGTATAAAGTGAGAAACAAGCATCATCCTGACATGCCAGTAAAGTTTGGACTTGAAGAAAAACACATTGGTGCTGAGAAACAAGCATTATTAACTAACACAATTGAAGAAGTTGTAAGCAAGTACAGTGGTACGTATAAAAATATGAATAACGAAGAATCAAATTTAACGCATAAGAAAAAAACTCCGTGGTCTATTGCATACAGGCAAGGACAGAACACCCAAATTACAGATGATATGATAAGGGCATATCATCAAAACGAGGTATTAGCAAAATAAGCCTCCTACCAGCAATGGCGGGAGGCTTATTTTTGTGCATAAATTACATAGTTGCAAAACACAAGAAAAATTGTAAAATCGCTGCAACAATGCGATTATGACATTCGAAATGGTACTTTTAGCGCAAATAATCTAGTTATTTTAATTGCACTTTATTTTGAGAAATTTTAATTGAGACCAAATTGAGACCAATAACGCTATAAACACTGATACAATAGGCATATATTGTTCCTGTTCGCGGCA